ACCAATCATACGATTCTGTGCGTGCGACTGTATTCGAAGATTTAGATTCGTTGCATTAATCATTTTAAGACCGCGATTACTAGCCGCCCATTCTGCAACTTCGGCTCCGTACTCACCCAACCCTTCTTTAAATGCCCTCGCATATGCAGGAGTGAGGGACCCCTTTGCTGTTCGCAAATGAGCAACAGCGTGCTCAACTTCGGTCATTCGCTGTGCGAAATGGATTGCCTCATATGTGTTACCGCCACGGATACCAGCCTTAGCCTGACGAAATACCTTTTTGAATACCCCTCCGCTATACATCAACGGATCCAAAAGGATCTCTACCGCCATCGCACCAGAGAACCCAACCGTCTTACCTTGCCACGAATCCGGATCGACATCAGGCAATGCGCCAAGATTATGTTTATTGAACGCCCGTATCGAATAATTGAATCCGTCAAGCCTGTGCGATTCCAAAATCTGCTGCGCTTCCATGTGTGCAGCCCCATCAGATTCGCGCTGCCACTGAAGAAACTCTGCACTTACACGCTCCGGGGACCAACCCTCCGCCTCGCCACGATCAATAAGTCGCTGCTCAACCTCAGCGGCGCCGCCTGCAAGATACGCCCGCAGCATCATCGTGCGTTTAGTACCAATCAATTCGACAGCCTTCTCTACCGATTCGTCAGTAAAGGAATTCTCTTCGATCTTCGTTTCGTTCCAAGCATGTCGCCACTTAGGAGGCTTCGCAAATACAAACGGATCATTACTCTCATCCATATGGGCCAACGATCTACCAAGCCGCTTCGCAAATCGGTTAGGTTTCTCTGCACCGTATTCCCACAAAGTGCTTGCAGCCTTACCCAACGCAAAACCGACAGCCGACACAGGAGCCAACAACCCCTTAAAAGCCGTACCTGCAAACGAATCCGCTATCACTCCCTTATCTCTAAGGAACTCCTCAGGAAGAAGCGGATTGTCCCAAGTAAAGATTCTCTCGAAAAGACCCTGATCTTCCTCTTCCTTTGGCGACTTCAAACCAGAAGCCAACAAAAGATTCTGCGTCTTCGGAGGAAGACGATTGAATTCAGCGTTCCTCGTAACCGGCGGCAAAGCCTCCATCTGCTGCCGCAACATATTCAAAGAAACTTGGTCGTTCGCCATGAATAGCGTTTCCAGCATATCGTCATTCGACAACGACGACGCTGCAAGATTAACCAACGATGTTGGATCCTGCTCAAAGAAACGGCCCGCGCCAGAATCCATGATCATGCCCATGCGATGCCCATAATACTCACTGTTTAACGCGTTTGGGCTATCGGGAAATAGTTGCTGCCGAGCAATCGTCGGTCGCCATTTAGCCATTACGCATATAGGCTTCCATTTGCATAGCGGCATCCTTTACAATTGGATCGCCGCTATTTACAGCCCACTCTTTAAGAAGAGTCGCTGCTCGCATCTCGTTGGTAATACGCAACGGTTTTGCTGGCCGAACCATGCCCTTGCCGGGAGCAGTCAACGGAGTAACCGTGTTCGGAAACTGTTGCGCGACATCGACTGGCAGCGGTTCCAACCCGGCAGGTGGTCCGGCCTGAACTGGAGTTGGACCCGAACCAGCGGGTAGTGGAATACCACCCTGCGTCGGATCCTGAGCAGCAAGATTAGCCCCTGCCTCACCGTATGCCGCACCAGCCTCCAAACCCGGAGCCTGCGGTGGTTGCGTCCTCTTCTTGCGGGGCATTACTTTGTCCTCAAAGCATCCACGAGTTGCCGCGCAGCCTCAGGAGAGAACTCATTAGAAGGCGGAGCCTCCTGCGGAGCCATCCCCTCAGGGCCAGCAGCCAAACCAGCAGCCATCTCCGGGGGAATAACCTGACCCTCGCCCGGAGGCGGAGCCGCAGCAGCCTGCTCCTCCCTTATCTCCTCGTCAGCCTTCTCAATGGCTTGAAAAATATCCAACCCCTTCTTGCGATGCTTCTCAATCTTAGAGACATACACCACAGGCAACTGACCCGACAAAGCCTGCTGCTGAATCGCAGCCATGACTGCCTCCTCCAACTGTTCCTCATCGACACGCCTACCTTCTGCCTCAGCATCCTCAATATACGGATGCTTGGTCCTGAATGTTCTAAGACTAATACCCTTCATGCCCAACAACTGGCCCAACTGGATAGTCGTTCCCTGAATGTCAGCACCGGGAATCGAATGCGACACCACGTTATCGAAAATCTCAAAGTGTTCATTCGGTGTGAACTCAACTTGACCAAAGTCACCCGCATAGCCAGTGAACATAGAGAACTTCTTGCTACCGAAATACCCCTTGTAGGTAGCGAAGATACACTCGTTTAGATGAGGAAGATGAGCCTCCATAATTTCTTGAATTTCTTGGATACGCGGATCCAAGGCGGCTCCCATGAGGGCGTCGATACCTCGTCCGGTACGCAAAGCCCCGTATGTTTCACCACCAATTTGAGGTACGGTTCCGGTAGAGATGCGCGCATTACGCTCCAACCTGTCGATGGCTATATTGGTTGTCGGGTCAGGTGACGACCGGAGTTCTCCGATTTGTTCAGCGTCAAGTAGAACATTGACTTGGCCTTCGCGTCCGTCTTTCCACTCCCCGCCGACAATCATCGGTACCTGACCCGACCGCCCGATTATATACCTATCAGGGAAGATAGCCTTCTCTTGGGCCATAATTTCTAACGCCATCATCTTAGACATCAGATCCACAATGCCGACAACCTGCGAAACCGACGATGCGATACGATCCAAGGTAACTCGCCCCGGCGTAATCACACATGGCATCCCTGCCCTATTGGCTACACGCGACAATTCCTGCGTGGCTCCATGATGACCGTACACCTGATTGAAATGTTCGTACCGTGGCCCCATGATTCCGATAACGATCTGCTCGTCATCAAGCCATTCAACAATGTCCCATAGTTCCTGATCACTCTTGCCGTCTGGTGGGATAACGCCACCATTCTCCGACATGGCTTGCGGGTAATGGCTACGAATCCAATCCCCGGACTTGCCGTAAATGAAACCAATGTTCGCAGGAGGATCCACATCCTCGTAAGCCTTGGGTTCAGGATAGACACCAAGAGGATCGCGGACATCTATACGAGGCATACCCTTATCGAAATCAGGATGCACAACCAGACATGCTGTCGCATAACCCGCAAGATGCCTGTAAGCCCGTCGAATCTTTATCTTATACTTCGACTGGTACCAAGTAGAAGCCAACGCGCGGCGACGAATATCAGCATACTCGCGCGACCGGACGCCACGCTCCTTGGAACCATCAACAGCAGGGCAACCAATGAACGGCATAACCGATGCTGCACGCTGGGCTACCGCATCAATGTTCTCCGAGATCAACGCAGGTGTCAACGGAGGAAGAACAGGCTCGTTCTCCATCGACGGCAACGGAATAACATAGTCACCGTTGTAGCGTTCCTTGACTTCCAGCATACGCGCCAATAGCGGCGATGCGTTTTGCTGTCGGATCTTAACGATCCCCACGATTTCTTCAAAAGTATACATCAAAACGCCCTACTGGAAGCCATAGATGTCCTCCACGGTAGTCCATTATAATTGAATTGTGAAGAGTCTACATCAAATGCTTGTTTGCGTTGCCGCCAAAGTATCCAAATAAACCACAAAGCCATCACCTGATCTTGACGCAGCCGTGTTCCCCGCTTCAACGGACGCCACGCCTTCAACTGACGAATCAACTGGTCGGCCTGATGGCGGGTAGGCCCATCGTCAGCGTAAGGGATCTCAATCTCTTCTCGCATAAACGACAGCGCCATCGACGGGACACCAATCGTTTCGTCGTACTTGTTGATACCAGTCAAATGCTCCCGCACACGAAACCCGTAACGCTGAGTCATCTCCACTAGACGCTCGTCCCGCGACAGCCCCTTCTGGAACACCATTGCTTCAATGATCACATCTGAAACAGTTGACCCGTTCTTGAGACAACGCTGAATAGCGTCCTCAACAACGCCGAGGATCTGTTCGTTACGAGTTAACCCAGTATCTTCCCGAATGAAAAGAATCTTAAGTTTGCCTTCGTGCGGCGTAGCAGCCACCACACAGTTGTTTGAACCAAGAGCAGGATCAACGCCGATATAAACACTACAATTTTCGGGTGGGTCATGGGTCACCGACCGTAAAGGATTAAGGCACTTTTGGATAGAATCATCTGTAAATGTAGCAGATAAAGACGAAGTAGGTTCCTGCATATAGTTACGTGACCATGCCTCCTCCCCCACCTTGCGTTTAATACGATCCAACGATTCCAACGAAAACATTTCAGGCCACAACGGCTCCGGTTCACCCTCATCATTAGTGATAATCGCCGGAAATTTGATTACCTGCAAAATATCGGGATCGATCTCCGTCATCACCCGCTCATAGAAGTCATCTGACCCGACACGGGTACCGTTAATACTGGTTCGTCCTTTCTCACCGGGGCGTGTCAACCAGTCCTGCCGGAACACCTCGAACATCTGGTCGGTCAAATTCAACGACACCCTTGATTGAATATCGTCTATATGAAGATGATCAGTACGGGTACCAGCGATCTTTGACCGCCAACCCAACCCAACCATCGAATAGTCGCGCTCATCATGCGTCTGTTTCTTGAACACATTGAAGTAATCGGCACCCCACGCCTGCACCGTCTTACGACCAGACTGATTCTGGGGAACAAACGGCCCAAACTTGGCTACATACCGGGGATACGGGCCGTGAGGCTCCATACGGCTACGGATACGACCAAGAATCTTACGAGCCATATCAGTTCCCTCTGAACCAACGGTGATACGGAACTCTGGGTTCAAAGCCAACTTCTTGCAGAAGTAATCCTCCGCCAACGTGGTCTTTCCATGCTCCGGAGGCCACAAAATGAGGGTAATGTTCCCCGGCGGGGTGTTTTCGTAGGCGTTTATTGCCTCAATATGGAAGAAAGGGGACATATGGCCGAAATAGTCGCCTCTAAACGACGCAAACGTCCCATCCCATGTCTCGGCACCGCCTTCAAGGAGGGCTTTGTGGCGGATAGCGTCCGCTTTCTCCGCGAAACCCGGTATACGCTGCCTCCACTTGTCGTAAGCGGAGCGTGTCACCCCTGCTATGGCACATGCTTTACTTATTTTGCCGTGTTCCTCTAACCCCGCCAGAAAAATGGCGCGGTTCGCCTCACCCCTGTCCTTTGAGGGGTTCGGATCTGGCAGAACGTAGGCCAGTTTCTTCACGAATGGTCAAATACGGATTTGCCGACTTTTAATTCTACGACTTCCATCGCCTTGACAGGTGTAGTACCCGTGAACTTGACAGTATGTGTACCGATCTGATCCAAATCAACATCGGCGTAGTAGATGCCAGTCTCGTCGCTACTCGCATTTACCTCTACGTTGTCACCTGACGGCTTATGATGTAATGCCTTATTCGCAGGATCTAAAGTTGTGTTTGTTGCCACATCATTAGAAGTAAATGTTGCAGTAACCCGCACCTGATCGTCTTTATCGTATGTAGCCATTAAACCCCCACAGTAATAGAAACATCATCTAATAGTTCAACCGCAAGTGTAACATCATCTTGTAACGTTGTTGTAATAGTTACATTCGGAAGAATCTTATACCAAGTAATATCGGCCACCACCGCAGCCGAACTTGTAACACCACCCGCAATCGGGCGTTCTTTAACAATCGCAGCCGCGACAAGAGCCGAACTCGTAACATCACCCGTAATCGGGCGTTCCCTAACAATCGCAGCCGTAACCGCAGCCGAACCAGTAATCGCCGCAGCAATGGACGCCTCTTCAAGAACAGCCGTAACTACCGTAGTGGCAGCCGCAACCGCAGCCGTAATAAAGGCTTCTTCAACTATCGCCGCTGTAACAGTCGCTGAACCAGTGATCGCAGCCGCAATCGATGCTTCCTCAACTATCGCTGCTGTAACAG